TATGGAAGAACTGGAAGAAGAATTCGGCATCGAAAGAGACGAGTCTGTGTTATGTCCAGTTGTTCAAGAGTATGTCGACTATGTTAACAACTTAGAAGGCGAAGGACTAATTGCACACATTTATGTAAGACACTTTGGTGAACTACATGGTGGGCAAATGATTAAGAAACGTGCTCCCGGATCAGGTAAGATGTACGACTTTGTTGAGCCAAGAGCATTAATTAAAGAAACTAGAACAAGATTGCACGACGGAATGGCTGATGAAGCAAACAGAGCATTCGAATTTGCAATGCAACTTTTTAAAGAATTGGAAGAATAAATGTGCGGATGTGGAAGATCACCAACAGGTAAATGTATTGGCTGGCATAGGTTAAGCGAATCAGAGTACCAAAAGAAAAAAGCAGAATGGGAAGCAAAGAAAAAAGGTTGACTTTAGTTTAAATTTGTGTTAATATACTGCTATCTATAACTATAAAAGGATTTATAATGGCAAGCGTAGGACAATATACTAGAGAAAATATGATCCAAGCAATTAAGGATCATGCCAAAGGCCATATTGCTAAACATGCAATGAATGTAGAAGTTTATCTACGAAATTCAGCAGGTGTCGGAGAACACCCTGACGTACTCGAAGCAATTGAACAAGAACTTAAAATTGTAGCAGAGTACAATGATCAAATAGAAATGTTAGAAAAATATTTTTAACTTGACAATTACCTAAATATATGGTATACTTTTATTAGTATACCATTTTTCATGGCAATCCACTGCCTAAACATCGGAGACATAAATGAGCAAAGCGGAACAATTAAAAGCCCGTCTAGAAGATCTAGGCATTCGCCATTGGGCAGGCGACAATATTTCACAAGTATTACAAGATGGTGATAAAGAAGAACTTATCAATAATGCTACTACAGCATTTGAAGGTGTATTAGATGCACTATTGATTGATCGTCATAACGATCCTAACTCGCAAGGTACAGCAAGACGTCTTGCTAAGATGTACTTTAATGAGATTATGGCAGGGCGTTATGATCCTGCACCTAGTGCAACGTCATTTCCTAATGATAGTGATGATCGTTATGAAGGTATGTTGGTAGTGCGTTCGGAACTAAAGAGCATGTGTTCGCATCATCACCAGCCAGTAGCAGGTGTTGCCTACATTGGCATCATTGCCGCAGACAAACTAATTGGGTTGAGCAAGTACACACGCATTGCACAGTGGTGTGCTAGACGCGGAACACTACAAGAAGAACTTGCAATGGTAATTGCACGTGAGATTCAACAAGCAACTGATACTGAACACTTAGGTGTCTATATTCAAGCAACACACGGCTGTTGTGAGAACAGAGGTATTATGGCACACAGTAGTTTAACACAGACTACAGTGTTACAAGGATCATTTAAAGACGATCCGGGCACAAAGAAAGAATTCTTTGACAACATTAAACTACAACAGGAGTTTGCTTCTAGATGAGCTATCAAGTTGTGTTAGTTGTACACATATTATCTGTTATTAGTTGGATGGCAGCGCTGTTCTACTTACCAAGAGTTATGGTATATCATACAGAATACTATGAAGGAAACGATCGACTTAATTGTGTGTTTGAACTCATGGAATATAAGCTACAAAGATATATAATGACACCGGCTATGATTGCTACATTACTATCTGGCTTAACATTAGTTGGCTTTGGGTATATTGATTGGAGTCTAACATGGCCGTATGTAAAACTTGCAAGTGTAATTACCATGTGTGGATTTCATGGATGGCTTATTACAACACGTAAAAAAATGTCTAACGGCAACTTTAGTTACACAGGAACACAACTGAGAGTAATGAACGAAGTACCAACAATATTGTTGACTGTTATTGTCATCAGTGTTATAATACAGTATTAGGAGTTAATATGAAACTACGATATTCAGAAGCGTTTTATAGCGTACAAGGCGAAGGCAAGTTTGTAGGAGTACCTAGCGTGTTCTTGCGTACTTTTGGTTGTAACTTTCGTTGTATGAACTTTGGCACTAACGAAACAAAAGATCGTTGGGAGCAACATAAAGAAGGTAACCGTTATAATGCAGAAGTAAAAGCATTAATTGACGCAGGTGTACACGAAACAACTGACAAGTTCACAGATTTACCTATTGTACACACAGGATGTGATACATATGCAAGTATCTATCCAGAGTTTAAACACTTTAACAAAGAAGCAACTATTGACGAAGTGGTTGAGCACCTATTGTCACTTACACCAGAAGGTAAGTGGACAATGGATAATGGCCAGGATGTACACCTTATTCTAACAGGTGGTGAGCCATTATTAGCGTGGCAGCGATTGTACATTGAGCTGTTCGAACATCCACGTATGCAGGATTTAAAAAATGTTACATTTGAAACAAACACTACACAAAACTTACACGACGATTTCTTCAACTATCTCATGGATCAAGACAGATTTGAAGTTACTTGGAGTTGTTCCCCAAAACTTAGTGTTTCGGGAGAACCTTGGGAAACTGCTATATTGCCTGATGTTGCTCGTGAGTATAGCTGCGTTGACGGCAGTGACATTTATCTCAAGTTTGTTGTCGCTAGTAACGACGACTTTGATGAAGTTACTCGGGCTGTTCAAGCGTATCGCGATAACGGCGTGGAATGTCCTGTGTACCTTATGCCGCTCGGTGGTAGGTCGGAAGAATACAACCTCAACGTCAAAGATGTCGCAGAAGCATGTATGGAAAGGGGCTGGCGTTTTACCCCAAGACTTCATATCTCACTCTTCGGCAACGCCTGGGGAACGTAGGGCAGTAGATACAGATAAATTAAGGAAACTAGGATTATGAAACAATATTTTCAATTACAACATAAAACAAAACGGCAGGAATACTGGGCTGTATTACTACTATCAATACTAGGAACAATTGTAGGAATTGTAGCACTAGAAGAAAGCGGACTTGGTCCGTTGATTGCATTAGTTGTGCTAATTGCAACAATATGGTGTTTAATTGCTACAACTATACGTAGACTAGATGACGCAGGTCTACATCGACTATGGATACTAGCAGTATTAGTTCCGTATATCGGTAGTATTGCTACACTTGCATTTGGCATTATTCCGAGTGCAGAGACACAGGCTGACGCAGAATGAAGAAGTGGCTAAAAAATATTACTGGTATCACTGCTAAGGAACAAGAACTAGAAGCCAAAGAGTTAGAAGTTATTAAAGTACGTGACCCAAAGGCATATGCTACACGAAAAAAAGAACCTTGGGTAAATGTACTTGATATGCAGGTAAACGAAGACAACATTCGTAATGGCTTCTTTGAACTTGACTGGAACAAATACTTTATTGAAGAATTAATTAAAAACGGCTACGGGGTTGACGAAGACCCAGAAGAAGAGATTGTTGATCGCTGGTTCAGAGATATTGTATATAACATGTTAGCAGACGAAGGTATGGATACCGATAGAGGTGCAGGTTATATTAATTTTGTGCCTATTGACAAAGGTAAAAGCGAAGTATCATGAAAGTACGCATAGGTCCATATCGTAAGAACAGAGCCGAACATGTTGAAATAGAACCGTACGACACATGGAGTATGGATTGCACACTTGCTATGATTATTCATCCTATGCTTGTACAACTAAAAGCAACAACACATGGATACCCTGCTTCTCTTACTGAACAAGAGTGGAACGAAATACTAAACGAAATGATTTGGGCCTTTGAGCAAAAGTGCAAAGATGATTGGCAAGATAATTATTATGGGCCATACAAAGAAAATCTAGACATACCCCTCGGTGGACACTTTGAATGGGTTGATCACGACGGTATGAGAAAACACCAAGAACGTATGACAGCCGGATTTAAATTGTTTGGAGAATATTACGAGAGTTTGTGGGATTAGACTTTATGATTACAACACAAGAGGAATATAAAGAAGCGGCGAGCGCAACTCGTGCTCAAAGTCTTGCGATGGAATTGTCAAAAGAACGTAAGCGTTTAAAACAAGAGCTTGCCGAACTCCAAACTGAAGTTGACGACTTAACTCCTACTACTCCAACAGGCACACCAGACTGGTATGTTAAATGGTTTAGTATGATAGGTGCTGTAATTGGTGTGTTCGCTCTAAGTGCAGGCTTTACAATGTTTGGGCAAATAGCATATGTACTCAGCAGTTGTGGATGGATATATGTAGGTATGGCATGGAGTGACAGAGCAATCATGATAGGTAGTGCTATAAGCGGAACAGCAGTAATGATGAATATAGTAACGAGCATAACAACATGAGCACAATAGCAGATGACAAGTATGCTATTATGGGATTAATAACGGTTGACTAATCGTATATAATCGTATATAATCGTATATATAAACAACAATAGGCAAACTAATGGCAACTTATATTCTAGTAGATACTGCTAACACGTTCTTCCGTGCAAGGCATGTAGTACGTGGCGACATAGATACTAAAGTAGGCATGGCTCTACACATTACGCTTAACAGTGTTAAGAAAGCGTGGCGTGACTTTGAAGGTTCGCATGTTGTATTTTGTTTAGAAGGACGTAGCTGGCGTAAAGACTTCTATGAGCCTTACAAGCGTAACAGACAAGTTACTCGAGACAAGATGACTGTTGCAGAGACAGAAGAAGATACAGTGTTTTGGGAAATCTTCGACGAATTTAAGAACTTTGTATCAGAGAAGACTAACTGCACTGTTATGCGGCATCCGCAACTAGAAGCAGATGACTTAATTGCTGGTTGGGTACAGTCACATCCTAATGATAAACATGTTATTATTAGTACTGACGGTGACTTTGCGCAACTTATTGCTCCTAATGTACAACAGTACAACGGTGTAAGCAATACAACTATTACATACAAAGGCTACTTTGACGATAAAGGTCATGCAGTAGTTGATAAGAA